TCTGTCTTCTGTTCTTTAACAGTTTCTAGCATTAGGTCCCTCGCCAAGTCAACAATGACTTCATGGGTAAAATCATCTAGTTCAGAGTCTACCTGACCTCCTGGGTCAGCTCTGTTTACTTCGATGTCTACCGGGTTTTTGAGATATCTCATTCTATACGAGGTAACGGCAAAACTGCCGTCGGTTAAAACTTCATGTCGCTTAGGACCATTGTCAGCGTTGAAATACATTCTGAACACTGATGCCCCTAAGTTGTCAGCAACTGGTCTCTTGTACGGGTTGCCTTTAAACTTGCTGTATTCGTCATGAGATACTACTCGAACTCCTGCTTCTGCATTTCCAGTGCAATCAGGTCGACTAATCTCTACAAGTTCATATATAGTGAACATAAAGTCATCTGGTAAGTCAAAGAACGTTCCGTTAGGTAACACTCCTACTTGTGAACCAGAAACAGTCAAGGCCCCAGAGTCTTGTATTAAGGCACTGAGTCCTTGACCTCTTGCTTCTGTTTCTTCAAATCCAGTTTGATGGGAATTACTCTTATAGTTGTAAAACCTTTTTGTGTACTGAATTTGTGCTGACGAAAGGATAGACGAAAGCTCTACATCTGTGTACCCAGGGGAACCAAATGCATTTGCCCTATCTAATAGGAACTCTAGCTTGTCTGCCATTTCGTTAGCTGTCATTATTCTACTTCTCTAAGTTGATCAATCATTGCTTGAACTCTGAGTCTAGTCTCTTGGTTTTCCTCACGGTTAAACCAGTGAATAGCATCAGATAATGTACCTAGTTCTACGCCTGAATCAAGCGAGTAGATATTTCTTTTCTGTTCTACATTACCTGCTCTACGTGCATCAGCAATAAATAGCTTATCATCATAAAGCGGATCATCTAGAATCTGAACAAAAGTTCCTCTATCATCTTCCATTAACTTACCTACACTAGCTTTTAATTGCTTAGTGCTTGAAGCATCAGAAGGTGATTTACCTGCTACTCGTAAGAAGTCTCTCATAGCAGCATCAGACTTACATACTGAGTCAAACAGTGAGTATGCTTTTGCTTCTAGTTCTAGACGTTCTAGTGTTTCATCTCTCATCTCATCTACGTTAGTAAATACATACTCGTAACTAGCTCTACGAACTGTACGGTATGCTTGAGGAGACTCTGCGAACTTAGCCTGGTTAGCAGATAGAATCTTGTACTTTAACATGTCCATAGGATTCTTAAGATCTAAACGCAAACGTGCATCTCTGATCTGTACTCTTGCTCTAGAATCAGATCTCCAAAAGTTTGTATCCTTTGGTAGATATGGATTTAGAGAAGTACCTACAATCTTTTCAAAGTACTCTTGTTCTGTTAATTCTTCTGGCTTGCCCTCATCATCCATAAAATCTGGACAAAGAGATTTAGTTACAGAATCCATAACAACTGTTACTCCTCCGCCTTTGGCAGCTGAGTTTAAAGGAAGCTCAAATGATTTAACTACTTTCTTGAACAAGAATGGATCATTCTCCTTCTCTCTATAGTTAGATACAATTCCTTTCCATTTCTGCCCTGCCTCTACAGGCTTGACATCAATGATCTTATCTTTTAAATAAGGGTGATTAAACGACATTTTACTCTATTCTTTTGTTTAACAAATTATTTTTTCTTCTTACGCATAACCTTTGCACCATAAGCTGCAGGAACTGCTTTCATACCTGCTTTCTTAAGGATACCTTTAGCCATACGTACTGCTCCGGGATTAGGCTTGTTAGTTCCGCCCATGCCCATTGCCTTAGTAATGTCAGCTTTGGTAGCTTTTTTCATAGTGCCTCCTGCTGCCATTTTATACAGGCCGCCCCCTGGCATCTTTTTCTTTTTATTCATCATGAGTGATAAAGGTTAAAAGGAGGGGGATTTTGCGCCCCCCTCCGATTAGTAAATTAATTACGATACGTTAAGTTGGAAGTCAAGAACCTTCGTCGGGTCTTGCATTACAAGTCCTCCAAACTTAGCTGAGTGTACTTCGTAACCGTCGATTGGTGAAGATACCATCTTAGGAGATGTCTTACCCTTACCGCCAGCAGTGAATGGATCACGTAAACCAGCAATGTAAGCATAGATATCATCACGGCCTCTTGGACGTACTCTGTAAACCTCTGCAGATTCACCGAAGCCCATAACGATCATTCTGTGTGACTCAGCAATACCAGCTCCTTCTGGGTGACGCTTAGGGAAGTAAACATCATCGTCCATAAAGTCTGCAATCTCAACAGTTAGCTTGATACCGTTGTAGTAGTTGTACTCTACGAACTGGTATCCGAAGCTCATTGGGTTGATTGCTCCAGTATTGTTAGCTGCACCCGCTCCGTATGCACCGTTACCTGTAGTTACGTTGCTGTAGATAGAATCGCCGTTAGCCTTAGCTTGGATCTGCTTGTGGATTTCAATAGCACCTCTCTCACCAGTAATAATATGTAGGTGACGGTCGCCACGTCCAATCTTACCGATAGACATGTCAAGTGCAACTTCCATCAAGTAGTCAAGATCGAAAGTATTGTATAGGTGACGGTTAGCTGGAGCAATCTGCTCGAAGAAACCAGAACCTGCACCAATCTCGAATCCGTTCAAGTCGTCAGTGTTTAAGTATCCTGAGTCAACTGTCCAGTTCTTCTTACCATATAAAGAAGCACGAGCCATCATTTCCTCTGCTTGGTACATAACTACAAGGTCAATGTAGTTAATCCATACAGACTCAGTCTGTCCTCTGTACATGAATGGGAACTCTAGTGGCTCATTCTGACCTTTCTCGATGCTTGATCCAGGAACCTTGTACTGCATTCTACACATAGAAAGACGGTTCTGCATCTTAAATGGAGAAGTAAAGTAAGGCTCTGCACCTTCGTAAGAAAGTGTACCTGGTACTAGGTCATAAAACTTAGAGAAACGATCTCCTACTGATACATCAGTACCAACAATGAATGAGATGTTAAGGTCGTCATTTAGAAGCTCTACTTCGTAAGCGTACTGAGATCCATCCTCATGTACTTCTTTTACTAAGAAGTGGTAGTCATCAGTTTCTCCTTTAAGAACGTTAGTTCTTTCGAACATTGGCTCAGAGAATACAAGACGGAATCTTTGACGATTTGCGCCGACTACTCCTGTAAGAGCTGACCCTGCCTCATCTTGGATAGCAACAAGAGGTACGTTCTTGTCCTCTTGACCTTTTAGCATCCACTGGTAGAAGCCATTTTCTAAATCTACTTCCATTTCTGGGAAGCGGTTAACGAAGTTTACCATAGAACCCTGTAGGTTCATTTGATAGATCTGCTGAATCGCCTTATCAAGAAGTTGAGGTCTCTGCTGGTACAACTCATAGAAGTGATTGTCAGCAATCAGACCTTTAAAGTCCTTGGGACGATAAAGTTGAGTGTTGAAAAGTTTTTGCATTTTACAAAAATTAGGTTATTTAAATTATTTATTTATTTATTCACCAAACGCATTTTCCCAGAACGAAAGGTTCAGCTTTGTACCAGCAGAACTTTTTTGACCCGGTATAGAGGTTTGTTGTTGTTCACGAATTAATTCATCCAGCTTACGCTTTACTTGCTTCTCTGTAAGTTTTACTATCTTACTCATGTCAGGCCTGAAGTTTCCTTCTTTGTCTGCATTGAAAAGACCAAGTACGTTGTAGAACTGAATTAATTTTTCAAATCCTTGGGGATTACTACTTTGTTTATGTCCCAACTCAGTAAACTGAGCTCCTGTTTCAGGATCTGTATAAGCTATATCTGTCATTGCTTTTTTCATAGCATTCTTATGACGAGTTGTTAGCTCAACACCTGGTAGGATTTCTTTCATGTCGTCCACAGAATTGATTAAGGTGTTAAAAGATTCTTCGTCTCTTTGGGCCATCCTCTGAGCACGTTCTTCTTTTTCTTTACGCTTTACTTCTACAAATTGTTTTGCTTGTGCTTTTAACTGAGGCAGCGCTGTATTCGCTTTCTCTTGTAGCTTAGCAAGAACAACTGCTTCATCAATGCTCTCTCTTATCTCTGCGTCGTTAAGACCTTTCATCTTAAGGTATCTGCCTAAAATATCTTTTTGGATATTCTCCTGCTGTAAAACTTCTGGAGTTACACGATCGAAGTAATCAATGTCTCTAGCAACTCTCATTGCTACAAGTTCATCATCGAATGCATCTTCTATTTCTAGGAACATTTTCTTTGCTCCTGAGAAATTCTGTACAAATCCAGTAACGTTTTCCTCAAGACGAGTATTAAGAGTCTTATCGAACAAAGCAGCAAGATCATCTGCTGTTTCAATTCTTACGCCATCTTCTAGTTCTAAGATACCTTTATCTGAAAGTTCTTTTACAAGGGCTGAATATATAGTATCAGCTTCTTCAGTGCTTATATTTTCTACAGTAGCTGTAGAAACTTCTGCGGTATCGTTAGACTCTTCGTTTCTAACTTTTTCAAGGAACGGTCTCTCATCTTCTAGACCTGACAGGTCTATGACTCCAGGAGGGGGAGCTGTTTCTTTTACGGGAGTCTCCTCTTTTGGAGTCTCTGTAGTTGTTTGTTCGGAGTTTTCAGTCGGTGTGTTCGGTGTTACCAATTGTACTCCTTCAAATGGATTTTTAGCCATAGCTCTTTTTATTCATTTACAAAATTAATATACTAATCACAAAATTTCTAATAGGTTTTCACAGATTTTCTCAAGGTCTATGGTTTTTCCTTATGAACTTTGTTTATTTTTTGCTAATTCTTCTTTTACACGGTTGTTTCTTTCCTTTTCATTCTGCTTTCTGTTCTCTAATTCTAATTTCTTTGCATCAAGAACACCTTTTTGTCTCGCTTTCTCAACTTCTAGTAAATCAGGTACCCCGTCTCTATCAGCATCTCCTCTCAAAGACATAGCCTGTGATCTCATCTCAGCTATACGCTCTTGAGATTCTCTATCTTTTTGTTTCTCTACAGCCTTAAACTCTCGTTCAGCCTGGCTATCTTGCATCTCCATCTGCTTCATTTGCTGAGCTGACTGCTGTGCTTGTTGCTGCATTTCTTTCTGCTGCTGTGCCATACGCTCTGATGAGTCCTTAAGTTTACGTGCAATATTCTGCGATGACCCAGAAGTATAAATAGATACTAGGTCAGCAATCTGAGCATTACCATTCTGTATAGCAGCCTGTGCTAGCTGACGTAAGTCATTAAACAGCTGAGTATCATTATTAGAATCAGATACGTGTACATCAAACTCTGTTTCTGAAAACTCGCTATACTGTTGTACAAACTGTTGGCCTAAATCATCAAGTAGGAAAGATCCACGCTGAGGATTATCTTTGTAGGCAACCTTACATGCTTCTAAATATTTATGTAGTACAAGTCTACGGAACTCAGAGTCAAGCTGGAACCAACGCTCTGTTACTTTAGCAAACTGACTTATCTCTGCTTGTACATTTCTTACAGCCGCACGAGTACCAATCTCTCCTTCTCTTGCTCCCTGTACTCCTGCGATCTTACCCATAGTAGCCTCGATGTTAGCAAGGTAGTTAGTTAACATCTGGATACCTGTAGTATTAGCACCCATAGAAACCTCTTGGGTAATAAATGTATTAAAAGAACCTGCGGCTTTACCCTGAGCAGGTCCCTTTAGTACTTCCTGAGTTGGGTCAAGGAACATCACCTTATCAATTTCCGTATACTGTAACCATTCTGCAGGGTCCCATCCAGAAGGTATCAAAGCAGTATTTACAGCAGTAGCTGTTCCTTTAAACGTAGCGATCTCAAGCTCTCGTTTCCAAAATCCTATATCATAAGCATAATCAAAAGGCTTAAGTAGATCCATACAAGATTGTACTTTATAACCATTTGTATTACAACTCATGCCAATAACAGGCGGTGTACCTGAAGATAAATTAGTCATTGACTTTGAGCTGTGTGCCACAGGTTCCATCTTAACATAAATGTCTTGACCTATCTTAGTGCCTCTAAGCCACTCGTTAATCCACATATATTTAACAGTCTCTCCGAGCTCTTCTTTTGGCTTGTAGAATTCATTTACATATGTAATCTGCTCGTCGCCAAGCTCGTCTATATATGTAAGTCTACCAATCTTACGACGTGACCTCCAGTATACAGTTACTTCTCTAATCTCTCCTTTCTCATTAAAGTCCCCTCCAAAAGCATACTTCTCAATAACATTAGGAGAAATAAGTTTAATATTATCATCAGCTGTTGATCCATTATCTGTACCAGTAATTTCTCCGGTATTAGATACTAGACTAGCTAAGTCTCCTCTATTAGATAAGAAATAATCTGACTGGTAGTCAGAAAGGTACTGGTCACGCTCTTCTAATTTCTTTACATCTTTATCTGTAAGATGATCCCAGTAGTCATCCATAATCTGTCCTATAGATCTATACTGGTAAATTACAATAATATCTCTTTCGTGTAAATACAACGAAGATCCTCCGCCCATAGTAAAGACATTACGAGGGTCTATACGTCTCATTACTGGTCTGCCTCCTAGGACATCACACTGAATAACCTGTTCTCCTGATACTAGAAGATCCTCAAAAGTTCTACGGAATAAAAACTCAAAGTTATTCTCTTTATACTCTCTTGTTAAAATAAGGTTAGCTGTCTTCTCTGCAAGATCCTGGTAGTCATAAGTCATAAACTGCTTAATCTTCTCTACTTCTTTTTGCACAGCCTTCTCGTCTGGCTTTTTAGCCAGTATAGCTAGTGTCTTCTCAAACAGCTTTTCTTTTAACTCTTCTTCCTTTCTAGTATTAGAGTCTTCATCCTTACCAGAGATGTATACCTTAAACTCTCTCTTTCTAGAAATGTAGTCTCCTAGTAGTAGATCAATTTTAGCATTACCTATACCAACGTGTTGGAACTTAGCCGGAAAGTTATCTAAATCTAATTGAGCTGGATTAATGTACTTTTCAAAGTTCCGTACATCTATGATGTTCGCTCTAAGGTTATAGTTCTCTGTTTTGTTTCCAAACTCTCCTCTATAATATTCGTTACTTCCTACAAGTCCTTCTGAGAAATCAATACATTTTTTGTACCATTTGTCATTTTTCTTTGTATCTGATACTTTCTGGTTAGGAAAGTTATAACCTGTATACTTAATATTCTCGTCTGTCCCTCCAGTATAGTTTTTTGCCATGATAATCTACTTAAGTTGCAAAATTAATCAAAAAATCTTTTTCTTGAGGAAGATACGCCTCTTTTTGTAAAGTATTTGTTTTCTAAGAAGGTCATTCTCTTCTCTGTGTGGTCTTTTTTTGCTTTATGCATAGTTTCATCGTACCAAAACAACATAATTAATGCAGAAACTCGGTCAAAGTTACCTTTTGGATTCCATCTAATCAATTCTTTTAGTAATGCTGGCGATAACACAGTAGTTAAAACTAAATTATCGTTATTAGGCGAAATAGGCCCCATTAACCAAGAGTTAATATAATCTAATCCTGTATCGTTAATTCTACCTGAGTTATAAATTCCTTTAGATGTATTACTTCCTACCTTATATGTATCAGAGTTTCTAAGTTGGTATGGAGTTTCTGCTAACAAGTATGTACAATTGTTCTGCACAAAATAATTAAACAAACCTATAAAGTTCTGCTCGTACATACCTGTAGCCTTATAATACATAAGTAAACGTCTACAAACTTCGTAGAAAAACTTTGGGTCATCTGTACGTCCCGTATATTCTGCCACGATAGTTCTAGTTAATCTATCAAAGACTATAATAGAAGGTAAAGAATCTGTAGTAGCTTTTGCTTTATCTACAACGTCAATACCCGCTATATATCTTCTAGAGTCTATTTCGTCTTCTTCATTCCTTTTAGGCTTTGCATATAGTTCTACTAAGCCTTGCTTTCTTTCAGTCCTGTCTAGAGGAAATGTACGTATAGGTAATTGATCCTGGACTGTCTCAAAGTATACCTCTTCTTTGTCATTAAACTTTAACCACCCCTTGTAAGCAGCATCTAGGAATCTTTTCTTCTTACCTCCTAGCACCTCTGATAGTTGATCTTTGAGTAACACAGTAGGAAATCTAGTACCCTCTGTTACAAGGAATGCTTCAGAAGGTAGAAGTGGATTATTAATAATATGTACCTGATATCTAGTAAGATCTTTACGCTTCTTATCTCTTGCAACATCCTCCTCCATCATAGCAGAGCTTTCGTCTGTAATAAGATTAGGCCCTTTCTTATGCTTGTTACGAGTCTGAATTACAGGCACAAAGTATCCTATCTTACCCCTAGACTCAAAAGTATCATCAAACGCTAAGCAGTTGTATTGGTCTGGATTACGAAATACATTCTCTGCAAATAATACAGATCCCCCTTGAGTATAACCACCTGTACCTAACATCCATAGCACCTGGCGCTTAAACATCTTCGATGCTTCTGCTCCTTCTAATGCACCAATAGTTTCTACAAGAATATCAAAGAAACCGATCTCATCTAGCATTACTAGGTTAGGACGACCTGCATTACCTGCTAGCGGATTATTTCTAAAAGTTCTATGGTATAGATATGAGCCGTCTACATTCTTAAGAAACGATCCTTCTTTCTTTGACCCTGACCATCCTTTATACAGCGGACTAGGGAATATAGAAGACTCGTACTCAAACTCACCAGGTAGATTACGCATACCAAACAAAATCTTATCTAGTAGTGGACCTGACCATTTAGAATCAATAGCTCCTATAACTGTATCTGATGTAAGCGGTCTTTTATTTTTCTTAGCTCGTAGATATTCATCATAGTCTATAGCACCTCCTGTTAGCCAGTTATGGGCCCCAATACCTGCGGATGCATATGACTTACCACCTCCACGGGCCTGTATAGATATAAGATTCTTAGCTGAGTTTTGGTATAAAGGCTTGCCTAAGTTTTTGTCATGGATAGTTCTTAGGTACGCTCGAGCAGGCATATACTTCTTTGTTAAATCTTCTTCTCGTATTACACCTAAAGAAATGTACTGAGTCAACATTCCCATCTCTTCAATAGACGCTCGGTCTGGTCCTAGAAATCTATTACAGGTTATTTCAGTATCATCTGTAAATCCCGAGAACCCTCGGCACTCTTCATAGATAAGAAACAACTCCCAGTCTATATCACGTAGCCAAGGCTTGCCAGGTTTCTGGGCAAGAGTCCTAGGATCTTCTACAAGAATATTATGGAAGTTTATATAATAATACAAAGGGCCGGGAATCCATTTACCAGATTCCCAATGCCCTTCAATTATTCTTCTCTTCTGGAGTTTCCAAAAATCTCGATACTCATAGCGGTCAGCTATAGGATGAAGATTAGGGATCTCAGGCAGAACAAAAGACGAATTATTTACTGTCGTCCAAAAGTTCATCTTCGAGTTCTGGTTCTTCTTCTTCTACTTCTGGAAATACTACTTTAATAATCTTACCTGTTTCAGTATGCATAAAATAGTTTCTAAACAAGAATCCATACTCTTCTCTAAACTTCTCTTCGTCAAAATCTACAAAGTCTTTAACTTCTACATTCTCTTCTAGCATCTTATCTACTACTAGTTGTAAAACCTGTATCATACCATTCTGGTAGTTTACAGCTTCTGTAGCTTTAAGGTTAAAGTCTTGCATTTCTTTTCCGATCGCGTTGATCTTCTGCAGGGTTACTTGGTGGCTTGCCGGCGCACTAGTTTTCTTCTTACTCATTTGTTTTAGATTTCACCGCTCTCTGATAATGAAAGCGAATTTATATTAGAATTTTCTTCGTTAGTTAGTTCGTCACAGATCTTCTGGTAATCTTTATAGATAGCATATGTATTTCTGTGCAGCTTATCAAGATCGCCCCCATTCTCTAAATCATACTCTTGATTCTTTAGGTAAGCAGATCTTTTCTTTATCATCTCGTCCCAGTCCGCTAGAGCCTTCTGTGCCTCTGTAAGCATTAACCCCCTGTAAGTCTCTAACATACTACTCTCTGAGTCTGACTCCCAGTCCCACGACTTAGGAAGTAAACCTTTTACATTCTCTAGCTTATTTGGATCATAGTACATTAGAGACTTCGGATGACATACAAGGTGCAAAGCCCACATAGTTTTAGAAGACGTTGTTTTTTTCTTTGTCTTATCTCCTTTATATGTAAGACCAAACTGAGCATGATGCTTCACTTCAGGAAACACCTCCCAGTAATTACGCTCTGTATCAAATATTTCTGTTCTTCTTGATAGCATTCTTTTTCTTTAGTGTTGCCATGGTCTGGCGAACTTTATGCATCCTAGCTTTCTTAGGAATAAACTTACCAAATAGACTAATGTGAATCGTCAGGGCTGTCTCCGGGTCGAACAGATTGTCCTCCCCCTTCTTGATCTCCGACATTTTTGATACTGTAAATTTTCCCATCATCGCTAGCAAACTGCTTACTCTCTCGGGACTCAGTTTGTACTTCTGGGATAGGATCTCTATCAACTGGCTCTGGCTCTTTTGGTAGTTCTGCATAATTTAACTTAAACTCTATAGACATATCATCATCTAAGTATATGTCAAGAACTGGCGATAGCTGTGAATCTTTCAACACAGGCTTACCTAAGTAGTTCTTTTGTTTTAACCTAGCAATAATATTATTAAGATGATTAGCTTTTAAATCTAGTTTCTCTCTAATCTTTCTTCTAATGTCAGTACTCATAATATACTCTGACCTCTCCGGCTGTGGGAGATTACGATACTTGTCATTGTAGTACATAATACTAGCTAATACTGAAAGTTCTTTGTTTGTAAGAGGACTAGCTTTTGTAGCTGAGCCGTCAACCTCGTATACCAAAAAATTTATGATCGCCAAAAATTGATCATAGATTCTATCTTTGTTAGTTGGGACCTGTAAAGGGTAAGATTTCATTGCTCTCTTGTGTTCTTTCAAGCACAAATATATAAAAATCTTTATTCACATAACAAATTGTGTGAAAATTTATCCCTAACTTTGTGTCGATGTTAGATATCCAATCTAAACATAATCCTACTTCATCAGAAAGTATGACCAAAGATAATAAGTCATCAGATATTATTCTGATCAACTCATCTTCCTGTGGCTTTACTACTGCTAACAACCTAAAAATTAATTTATGAAACGACTATTTTTCGATATAGAAACCAGTCCTTGTGTAGGATGGTTCTGGCGTCCTCACTGGAGGACTCGATTAAGTTACAATAATGTAATAGAACATGCAAAAATTATTTGTGTCTCGTATAAATGGCAAGAAGAGGAAGAAGTCCATACATTAGACTGGGGCAATAAAAAAGATGACAAGAAACTAATCAAGGAATTCGTTAAGATAATGAACACAGCTAACGAAATTGTAGGACATAACGGAGATCGCTTCGATATACCTTGGGTTAGAACAAGAGCACTTTACCACGGAGTCCATAACGTACCTAGATGGCAAACACTAGACACACTAAAGTCAGTCCGCTCTAATTTAAACTTACCTTCTAATAGACTAAATGATATCGGTCAGTATTTTGGTCTAGGAGAAAAAATAAAGGTAGACGGCGATCTATGGCAGAACATTGTATTTGGAGATGCTAGCCGTATGGAAGAGATGATTGACTACTGCGAGCAGGACGTACTCCTACTACAACAAGTGTATGAGAAGATCATAGG